ATGCGCCAAAAATGGCTTGGGATATACACCGAAACGGGTTCTGTGACAAAAACAGCCCTTCGGTGCGGGATTGCCCGTTCCACGTTATACCGTTGGATAAATCGCGAGAAAGAACAAGGTAAGTCAAAATTGTCCGATAAGTCTAAACGCCCATCAAGACTCGCAAATATGAAGGTAACGCCTGGAATTGAAACCATTATTCTTAATCTGCGTGAGACGAGAAAATGGGGAGCGCAACGGATTGCCAACTATCTGCTTAGGAAGAGAATAAAGCTCTCAGCCATGACCGTGTGGCGTGTGTTGAAAAGGCATCAGGTTAAAGCTGTTGTGAAACGGCGTAAAAAGTCAGACTATATCAGATATAGTAAAGAAATTCCTGGGGAAAGGATCCAGCTGGATATAATGAAAGTACGAAATGGAGCATATCAGTTCACGTCCATAGATGATTGTACCCGTTTGAGGACCATTCGTGTATATCCCAATAAAAAAGCGGAAAGTACAATTCATTTTTTAGGAGAGATACTGAACACCTTTCCTTTTCCCGTTCAGCGGATACAGACTGATTGGGGAACAGAATTCTTCAATTATGATTTCCAATATGAACTGCATGACCATTTTATCAAGTTCAGACCTATCAAACCAAGGACTCCACATTTGAATGGCAAAGTTGAAAGGTCTCAGCAGACCGATAAGACAGAGTTTTGGAATCTTATAGATTTGTCGGATAAGACACTTGATTTGAATGCGATGGCTATGGAATGGCAGGAGTTCTACAATAAGAAACGACCACATTCCTCGCTGAACGGCAAGACTCCGATGCAAAAACTCAAGTCTGTTGAGCACCTTATTCCGATCCAGCCCGATGTGAGTGAAAAATTCTTGGAGTCAAACGAAGAAATCCTGCCACGTAATTACGAATATCTTAAATTCATAAAACATAGAAATAAGAAAGCTGTTGTTCAATAAGCTGTGGAGAATTACAAATATATCACTGGCTGTTAACACTTTTAAGCTCATCGGTCGGGGAACGGCCAGCGCCAAGGGGCGGGACCACCCGTCCCGACGAGCGTAAAAATGCGGCAAGCTAATGTAGCGAATCTGTTGTTATAGCACATTTTATTGCATCTGTCGTTGGTAATTCCTAATTATCTACTCTCTGTTCAAATTCAATGTCCGCGGTCCGTCATAAAACACTTCATTATCGTAGTCTGTCGCTATCTTGATGGTGTCTCCTTTCTTAAAGAAACGACTTTTGGCGATATGCAGACGCATGACGTTCTCCTTACGCTCGGCCGACGACTGGTTGAGAGAGATCAGATGGGTACAGGGTCTTGCCAGTCCTTTCGCCTCGGAACAGTTATACTCGGTCAGCACATTCCGTTCGTCGTTGAGCCATTCCCTGTCTTCAATGGTGGACTGGTAAGTCACCACCATCCATACCTTCTCATCGGCTGCCAGGTCCTTGAGGTCATTGGCTACCGCAATGCGTTTGGCTCTTTCGTGGTCAGCTCCCCAAGCGCGTCGTGCAGCATCCGTCAGCAGATCCATGGAATCGATGATGACGATGTCGGGATTATGACCCTTGAGTTTACGGTATTCCGAAATACCGTTTTTTATATCAAGAGTGGACACCTGTGCATTGAATCTGGGATAACTGCGCACAGTAATGCTGCCGGCATAGGAAGCTACAAGTTTTTCCAGATGCCTCATTTCCGTGTCGGAAATCTTACCCCGTTCGAAATAGTAGGCGTTCTTGGAAATGAGTCCTCCGGAATAGGCATTCAACGCCTCTTCTTCCGAACCCTCCAATTGAAAATGCAAAACGTGAAGCCCGTCATCTATGTCTGCCCGCACCCCGATCCATTTGGCGATGTGGGATTTTCCGACTCCGGTAGAGGCCAGAAAGCAAGTCAGTTGTCCCCGCAGGTTACGACCTGCATTCAGCGCATCCAGATACGGGATATAGAAACGTGATACACGTGGGGATGCCGAGCGTTCTTCCTCTTCCTCCCGACGCCGGTTCTGCTCGAAGCGTTCCGTGAACGTCTCGGCCACATCTACAAACGAGGTGTTCTTGAGCGTAAAACCCGCCAGCCATTCGGCGTACTCCCGCAGTGTCTTTTCCGCCTTGTCCTGCCTGTTTTCGTTGTACAGTTTTCCGACCTCGGCATAGACAGCTTGCAAACGCACCCCTTTAATGTACGACTCAAGCATATCGGTCATCACCTCGGCACTCTGCCCCTCATCATACTCCCTAAAAGTGTCTATGAGCTCAACGGCATCATAATCTTCCTGAAACTTCTGTGCAAGAACCGCGTAAGAGGGAGGAGTCTTGTAGGTCCTGAAATGGGCGGCGATGGCATCCTGCACACGCTGAAAGGCACGGTCGGGCAGGTATTCCTTCTTCATATGCCGGGCCAGCACCGCACAGAGAGCTTCCTGTCTCAATGCCGTGGCATAGAGCTCATACAGGAACTCGGCACTCAGTGGATTGGTCGTACTCATCGGCATTTCTCCTTTTCATTCCACATTTCACAGCGCAACCGATAGAGTTCGGGGTATTGCGCCGCTGTCCGCAACCGGCAAGAAGCCGCGTGTCGGCATCTTTGACAGGAGGGAGAGAACGGAGTCCACAACAAGGTTGAATTTCCACAGATGAGATATCCAGCCTCGGAGGAGAGCAACCTTCGTTTTGTAACCTCCTCATACTCGGGGAAGACAAAACGCGTGAAAGGATGTCTTTTCCTTCTCTCGACCAACGCATAGATATCTGCTCTCGAAATCCCGAAACTTTTCAGCCATCTGTCCTCGTAAAAACGCCGTTGTTTCCCTGTCTGGAGAAATCTGCTCACGGCTTTCTGCCCGAAAGAGTGCGCTACATCCCAGCGTTTGCGATAGGAAACATCGAAACCGGAGATTGTATAAACCTGGCAGATGCAGAAATCGGACAGACGTTCTCCACTGACCGTTATCATCTTTTTCTCCAGCCGATCAAAACAGGCTTCCAGCAGACGTACGGACCTTCCGCCTGCGGGGAAGATGAAGTTGCCCCACAGCGTGTCCCGCACGAGCCGTTCGAAAACCATGCACACACTCTCAGTCCATTCTTTTTTCTCCATCACGCGTCAGAAGATTACGGAGTTGGTTCTTGGCCAGGAACAATCGGCTCTTGACCGTTTCTATATTCTTGGACTGGAGCATTCCTTTGCGATGCAGGATATCGGTAATCTCACCGATTTTGTACCCGGCCTGCTGCAACAAAAGAGGTTCCCGATATATGGGTTTCAAACGCCGGAGCGCCCACAGGATATCATCGTTGTAATACTGTTCGTAGTTGTCGATGCCCAAACAGGCTTCCGACGGCTCGTCGTCATAGAGCAGGGTTGATTTCAACCCGCCGACATCGACGTTCTCGTCCGGAAGCAGCCGGTTCCTGTTCCGGTTGTTCAGGTCGGTCATCAGCCGCTGCGTCACGGCATATATCCACGTCTTTACCGGCCGACGCGGATCATAACTGTCCATATACTTGAAGAAGTTGATCAGGGCTTCCTGATAGTTGTCCTCAACGTCTTCCTGATTGAATGTATATTTGATGCAAATGCTGTATATCAAATTTTTGTGGGGCAGTACATACTTTCTCAACAGTTCTGCCCGTCTTATGGCCGATTCGTCTTCCAATGACGGAATCACGCTCAACACATCTTTCTTATCCACACTTTCACTGACAGAAAAGGGGTGATACACAATCTCATGTCCTAATCTGTCAACTTCCAGGAGCGTCAATTGAAAATCGGGGGGGGGCGGCCAGGGTGGCCGCCGGCGTGCGTGCCTCTTTAATAATATGCGGTGCTTGCGAATGAAATAGTAAAACAGGTGACAGGCATCCGCAGCATTATCATCGACAGGGACTATTCCGTAGCGGTTCTTGCAGGCCGCAATCATCTCTTCCTTGGTAGTCCGTCCGTTTCCCGTAGCCCACTTCTTGAGAGTCGCCGGGTTGATGAACTCCGGCTCGGGAATATCGGTTTCATCGCATACCTCCAGCAGCACGCCCCGCAGTTCGGCCAGGCGTCTCATATCATAGAAGTGCCTGTTCATGGCCACATCCTCCGCCACGATATACTTGATGCCGTGTTCTTTGATAAATGCCATAAGCGTTTCCCTGAAAGAACCGTGCATCTTGTTGCCGTTGCGCCTTCTGCTTTCGGTGAAGTTCCAGGTACCGGCCCCATGCAGGGAGAAATACCCTGTATGGGCAGCAATGTCAAGAGCCAGCACCTGTTCCCTGACCATTTTATCATTCTCCGATTCTCGATTCGCCATTCTCTTTCGTGATTACAAGTTTATGGGGATAACCCTCGGCCACGTTTCCATGAGACACCACAAGGACGGTCCCGCCCAAGGCGTTGAGGGCTTCGAACATGGCAGCCAGGCCGACTTCGTCTACCGCTTCAAGGATCTCGTCAAGCACCAGCAGATCCAATCCTTTGCCGTCCTCGCAATTGCAGTTCACAAGTTTCTGCATGGCAAGGATGGTCGCCAGGTTGACACGCGCCGCCTCACCGGCCGAGAACTTCCCGAAGGAACCGCAGTCCACGCCGTCACGAAGCAGCGAGATGGAAATCTTCTCCCGTACTTTCCCGCTTTTCAGGACGGTATACCCGTCAAAACGGATACGGATATCACTGCCTATATTTTGCAGGAACTCGTTGGTAATACGGCTCAATGCCTCAACCTTGGAATTGGCAAGGTATGTTTTGAACTGCACGAAACGCTCCTTCTGTACCACCAGTGTGCGAACCTTCTCGTCCAGCGTGAGCTTCTGCCCGGCGACTGCCATGGAGCGCTTCTTCTCCTTTTCCAGACTCTCTTTCAAGGAGTGCAAGAGATCTTCCGGCGAGGTGTTTTCCATTTCACGGATGGTGCTTTGCAGCGTGTCAATCGCACATTCCTCTGCGTGTATCTCTTCCGACGACTTACGGATCTCCCGCTTGATGGCATTCTGCCGCTCGTCAATGAGTCCGAAAACTTCGTCGAAGACTTTCCGGCGTATGCTTTCAATCTCATTCTGCAGTGTCGTGATGTCTACCATCGCCCGCTTGTGGCTGTAATCAGCCTCTTCGACGCTGCGGGTTGCGAGTCGGATCGCCCGCTCGTGCTCGGAAAGCCGCTGTTCCCAGCCGTTGCGCTCGCTTTCCATCATGCGTTTGTCGTTTCCAAGCCGGGCTTGCTGAAGTTCTGCAGCATCGGTCTCTTTCTGCTGATTCTCGATACGGGAGATAACTTCCGACAGATTGCTTTGCCTTAATTTCAGTTCTTTCATTCCGACCTGAATGTCAAATCCGGGTTCTGCTACCAGAAACTCATGCCCGCACCGTGGACACGAAATAGATCCTGCCAGCTTGTTTGACAGTTCGTCAATACCCGCCGAAATAACCTTACGTTTACGACGCAACTGTTCCATACGTTCTGCGAGGTCTCTGAGGTCGGATTCCAGTTTCTGCTGTCTGCGGACAATTTCCCCGGAGCGGGTTTCATACAACTCACAGAACGAGTCATATTCACCCTTGAAACGGTTGTAAGCCACCTCTTTTTCTTCACGCTCCTGTTCGGCCTTGACAAGCGTCGCGTCAAGACTTGCGAGTTGCGCCCGGGCGATCAGTAAATCTTCCTTTCGGCTTTTTACTTTTTCTCTCCAGTCTGTTCTCCGGGCATCCGTGAACATCGGCATCCATTCATCGATGCGGTCCAGACATTCTTCCAGCGAGCTTTCGCCCGATTCCAGTTCCTGTAGAAGTTCATCGACACGCCGTATCTCCTCTGCCTGTTCCGTCGCGGTGGAGACAATGCCGTTCAGCCGGCGAATCTCTTCCCGGCGGGAGGTGATGGAAGACTCCATAGCAGCCAGACGCTCGCGCTTGGAACGCACATGAGCTTCGCTTTCTTCTTCCTGTTTTCGGATTTGTTCGAGAAGCATCTCCACACGACCATCCACTCCGGCCAGTTCAAGGTTTACCTTTTGCCGTTCATCCTCCAATGGAGCAATGTCCTCGTCGATGTGCGCAATAGCCTCATCGACAAGAATCCCGTTCGAAAAACGGTTGATAATCTCCTTCTTCTCTTTATCGGAGGAAGAGAGGAAGTCTTCATAACGATACTTGGATAAAATAAAGTTATTCAGAAGTTCTTCCCGGGTGATGCCCAGTTTATCCAGAATATAACGGTTGTAGGCATCCACGGACGGCTGTACAGCCTCGTTCGTATCCACCTCCTTGCCGTCCCGCCAGAGCGTGCAGGCCACCGTAGAGGAACCCTTACGGGGTATTCGCCTGTGTATGAGGAACGCTTCCTTCATTCCGTCATTTGCCAGATGCAGGGTGATAGTACATTCTTCCGCCGCGTCATTGATAATCTCTTCCGTGCGTATCTTTCGCAACGGGCTTCCCGTGATGCCGATTGCAATACACTCCAGCAGGGCTGATTTTCCTGCGCCGTTCGACTGCTGGGAGTCATTGTCCCGATTGTCGCCGAAAATCAGGGTTGTCACCCCCTGATGAAGTGTATAGTCCAGTTGCCGGAAAGCACACAGATTTTCAGCTTCTATGCTTGATAATCTCCACATGGTCTTTCGATTTTTGATAAATATTCTAATCCAAGTTCTACCTCGTCAATCTGCTTTTCGCGGCAGAACTCCTCATAAGTCTCGCGGATGCGATGGCTGTCGAACTTTTCAAAAAGGGAGGACGAAGCGGCTTCGGGCGAAAGTTCCTCGTCCGGAACAAGTTCCACCCGCGTGGCGCCCGCTTCCAGCAGAGCCGCTTTATCCACCGTCTTCATGGCTGCCTGAGGAGCATGAACGCGCACCTTCACCCTGTAACGTCCGTCAGCTTCTATTTCCCGAAGTTCGTCCATCAGGTGCAGCCCTGCGCGTTCGGCCGTAACATCCATTACCCGGTAACGGATATTGGTCCTGTTCTTGATGAACTCGTGCGAACCGTCAGAATAAATGAGCGTATAGCCCTTTTCCTCGTCTTCGCCGAAATTGTGTTGACGTGAAGAACCAATATACTCGATACACGTTCTGGGAATGATAGTCCGGTTATGGTAATGTCCCACGAATACCTTGTCAAACCCCGCGAAGATTCCCGTAGGCAGTTCCTTTTCCGAAGGCTGAGAAAGCGCACCATTGATACCCTCATGGATATAAAGGAAATTAAGGCGCCGAGGGTCGAGTGCTGTTTCCTTGAGCCGATCCAATCTGGTGGTGAAGGAACCGTCCTCGGGAAAGTAGCCCATCATGTGCAGCACGAACCGACAATCCTTGCCCACAGGCAACGACACGAACTCATCGCACACCAGCACGTTGGGATGCTGGTCGAATACATGACAATATCCCCGTTCCGCTTCCTGGTTCACCTTGTCATGATTCCCTTCGGCAAGTGTTATGTGAATGCCGTGTTCAGCAGCAGTAAGCAAGGCGTCGTGTACAGCCAGCAGGACATCAAGAGTCTGCGCGGCCCTGGAAAAGAAAAGGTCGCCTCCGATGGCAATCTCATTGACCCCCATCTTTCTGCAAACGTCTAAGGCCTCCTGCCAGTTGGCCTTGAATGCAGGAATGTTGTCTTTGGAAACATGTATGTCATTCAGCAATAAAAGGCAGGGATAACGGTCTTTCATAAGCGTACCGGAATAGGACGGGAGGTGTCAGGCCTCCCGTCGGTGAATAAATAGTGTTACTTATGAAAGGTTATCTGCGCCTTCTGGGACGCTCGGTTCTTTCCTCTTCGCGGACTCTCTCGGAAAACTCCTCTTCCTCGGGCTCTTCCTTTTCTGCCGGCTGGGGAGACGGTCCCTCCATTTCCTGTTCTATCAGTTCGAGCAACTCACGGTTGGTGGTAGAACGGGTAACGCGTACCGACAGTCCTTCCTGTTCGATGTAGGCGCGAATCATGGCACGAAGTTCCTGCCCCTCCTCGGTCTTGTCACCCAAAGACTGATCCTGGAGTTGTTCGTAACGGTCAAACAGATCGTCAAGGGCGAGGGCCGAACCTCCGTTCTGTTCGTTGTCCTTATTGTCTTTTGAGCGACGGTCGAAGGAGAACGCTGAAGTGTCTTCCTTGGGCAGTTCGTCGGACAACGTCTGCACGGTCTGTTTCATCTCGTCCGTATCCATGAGATTCATGCCATAAAGCGCATCACACTGTTTGAGGAATTCTACGGTTGCCCCGAGGTGATAGCGTGTATATCGGTAAATGATTTCCGGGATGCGGGGAGATGCCATCAGAGCCGAGAGTTCTTCGCGGGTAAGCGGAACCGTATCGGACTCGTTGTCAATGGAGATGATGTATTCTGTCTTCGCCCCGTTCTTGCGCTTCTCGATCTCCACGGGATAGGCGTCATACACGGACGAAATGGGACAAGGATAGCTGGGGTTCTTGGAAAGTTTCTTGTTCCACAGTTTGAATTTGCGCTCGTCCAGGTCCTTGAACTGGGCATGGGAAAGCGTCAGCATCTGTATGCCTTTGGCACGTTCGTCAAGATTGAAAATATACAGACAATGTCCATAGCTGTACTTGAGACCTCCACCAAAGGAGCCTCCGTCTATTTTCTCTGCCAGTTTCTCGTCCCCTGCGTCCTTGGCTGCGGCCACGGCCATCCGGCGGTAAACATCAATCGGGTCGATGCTGTATCCCGCATCGGTAGCTCTGGTAACGGTCACATACATTTTCTGGGGCTTGTTCCCCGTTGTCGGTTTCTCCAACTCAAGCAGTAGCTGGTGTACCGGGAATTCATAGCCCGGTCGTGACGGACTACCGTCAGCATTGGGAGCGAGCGGAAGGATACGTAAACGGTACACTCCGAACTTGTCCATGCGGAAAAACTCCGTGCGGGCAAAGGCTTTGTTTTCCTCCAACGCGCGTTGCTGCGCTTCCTGGTACGACTCCTGACTTTTCAGGAACATTTCTTCAATCGACATACCTTCCATGCCGGTTGTTTTGTCCAAATCTTCTTGCATTGTTCTTGAAATTAATGGATTAAAAAATGCCCGAAGCAGCAGCACGGATTATCCCTGCCGCCGGAATCTGGAACAGACGGACGGGTTCGGTTGCACCATCCGCATCAACTGATAAAATTGGGAGAAATGTCTCGCTGACTCTGCCTCCGGGATTGGAGGCTCATTTGACAAACTGAAAAGGCCTTGAATGACTTGCATACAAAAATAAGCAAAGTGCTCAAATAACCAATGAATGTAATTAGATGTTTTGCATAAGACTAAATATCAACAGTTTACGAATTGGTTTTGGCCATGTTTCTTATATTTTGCAGTAGACTTTCGCCTTTGGGAGAGTCGTTGGCTTCCTTGAGCAGCAGCTTTCTGTTCTGTTGGATGAAGCATTTGATTTTGCGCCGACGGATTCCTTCGTAATAGGCCTTCCGCCGGGGAGTAAGAACTTTCCCCCGGCGACAGAAGAGCCCGTTTCGGCTGTACTCTTCCAGGTACCTCCGGAACTTGGGTTTCCTGTATGAAGCATCCTTCGAGGCCCGCGCCACCGAATCTATAACGTGCCAGTCCGGTTCGAAAACAGATTGTGCGGAACACAATTTTTTCAGCACGAAGTAGACTACCGGCATCTCATAGCGGAGCATGAACCCGATTCGCGTCTGCTCGAAGGGGAACCGCTTAAGTGTCCCCTTCGGCCTTCCTTCTTCTGGTTTTCGGGGCTTCAGGGGGCTGACCGCCCGCGTCTGCCTGCGCTTTTTCTTCTTTCCTGCTTTCATCCTGTTCAACTTGACTGGTTGTTTGTTCTACCGCCGACATCCCCCGTTCGGCAATTCTTCTGCGACTTTCTATGTCGCGGGTTACATTGATTCGTTTCATCAGACAAAGTATGTAAAATTAAGTTCGACATCGACGTTGTACATGCCACTTTCAAATAATTGAACCTTTCGGGACCCTCCATAGATAACAAAAGAAGAACCCCGATTATATTTATGGTCATCGTTCCAATTGGCCGCAGTACATCGTACACTGTATTTGGGAGGCTGAATCTTGTTGGGAATGACGGCTATGATGCCTCCCCAATTACTTCCGTCCCGGCGGGCTGTATTGATATATCCCTGAATAGACACAATATTCCCGATCTGGCGGACAAAGAAGCCGCGGGTATCCGTACCGGAACCGCTGTTCTCCATCTGCAGCCATCCCGTATCGGCGAGCAACGGCTGGTAGTCATCGGCATATGCGGCCCCGAGAGTACGGCATACCTGCCGTTTGGCTTCCACCGTGGTCAGCAGCAGATCCGTCAGCTTGCTGTCCCGTCGCAAATAGTCCTTGACCACCTCATCCTTGGAAAGTAGGTTCAGTTTCTCCCGGAGCAGTTGCAGAGCCTGTTCCGTGTTCTTGCCCTGAGAGACAAGATAGGTAATATAGTCCTGAAATAATGACTCCACTTTGGCAAAGCGACTGTCCTGTTGGACTTTCGTGTACAGGTTCAGATTGGCCGCCACCGTGTTCTGCTCCGAGGCGTTATAACCGGAAAGCAGGCGTTCTGCCTTGGCCTTCAGTTCCTTTGCCACAGCTGAAACCAAGGCATATCCTTCTACCTGGGAGTGGGACTTCTGCTCGTCGTCAACATAGGCGAAAGCCCCAGTCGTGATGGCTTGAAGCTTGTCGCGCAACTCGGCCGTGAAGATCACACCCGAATAGGCCGAGTCCGTGCCGAGTTTTCCCGCCAGCAGATTGTCAATTTCGGAAATGGAATATACATCGAGATTTTTCCGGGCTTTCCCTTTGTCCTGCACGTCCGAGAGATTCGAAGCCTTGGCCAACTTCAAGTCTCCCGTCCCTTTCTTTTCCGCATCCAGCGTATCCCGGACGGCGGCCTGCTTCCCGGCCTTGAGAGCCGCAGCCTCTTCGGGAGAGAGGCCATTTACCTCCTCGGCTGAAAGGTAGACAAGTTCCTTGAGACCTTCCGTAATTTTCAGGAAAACCGTACCTGCCTCCGCCTTGGAGTAGACCTCCAGGTTCTTGCGGGCAGCAGCCTTGTCCATCACATCAAGCAGGTTCTCGTTCGCGGAGAGCTTCATTTTCAGCGCTTCGGCAACGGCCGCCGAAGTGACGTAGCCCGCGCCGCCTTCGGTCAACTCTCCGGTCGTGATGGCCTCCAGTTTCTTTCGGAAATCCGTTGTAAAATCCTCCGTGGAAAGCTGCTTTCCCTTGACCGCATCTACCTTGCCCGCCAGCGCGGAAGTAAAGGCGGTCTGGGAAACATAAATATCCCCAACGGCCTTCCCGTTGATTTTCAATGTCCCGTTCACATCTACGGCGCCGAAGGGATAAAGAACTATGTCTCCCAGCGTATTGCGGACAATAAAGCGGAATGAGTCTGTGGTATCATAGCCGAGCGAGGCAATATCCGCCGAAGCGCTGTCTTTCCAGAAGACCAGATTGACAAGGCGCATATTATCTTTCGTGTAGGCCGTATTGCGGATTTCCACACCACGTCCCGCACTGCTTACTGTAAGCAGTCCTCCGACAGTCGTGGAGGCATCCCTACCGGAAACAAGTAGAAGGGGTACTCCGCAGGCTTTACCGTCATGTACGGCAAAATCACGGTATTTCGTACCACCGCCCTCTTTTCCCCAATAGTTGACCCGCACGCACCCGTTGTCGGTTGCATCGGCCGTGTTGTACAGATCATATCCCTTGATGCGTAATGCTCCGACACGAGTATCATCAGCCGTAGAACATGCGTACACCAGTCCGTTTTCCGTGATACGGGCTAGCTCCTTTTCCTGTTTCATGAAGCTGAACGAGCCATCGGTGCGGATGACAATCTCATTGACCAGCAACCCGTTCAGGTATGCCCCCACGGAAGCATTTCCGTCCGTGCGGACAATTCCCCTGAGCATGTAACCGTTTTCACCACTGACCGACACGGCGGTCTTGGAGACGATCTCTTTCTGCCCGGTAAGTGTCCCGGCAAGCACCAGGTCTTTTTTGACAGTCTGACGTGAGAATGGCGTGTCGAGTAATACGGCGTATCTGCCGAAGAATTTGTCGATAAAGCGAGGGGCATAGTCCTGTGTCACTTCAATCGCTACGGGAATCTTCCCCGTAACGGTATCCGGCACATCGGGGACACTGCGGCCTCCGATGCACAAGTAGCAGGTGCGTCCGCGCTTGTTCACGTCGTTGGCATAGACAACAGATTCGTGGCGGTTGGTTTCGTAGATGTAATATGGGTATACGGCATCAGTACATCCTTCAAAATAGCGGACTTTACCGCCGAGCCACACATAGCCCGGAGAAATCACGGCACCGTCAACCATACAGCCGGAAATGATGAAGTCGGAGCACCCGTCGAAGATGGCACTCATGCTCAACGCCAGTTCCTGAAGGTTCAGGATGTCATCCGAATAGGTATATCGTCCGCCGGTTTCGGCAACATATTCTTTCATGGGGTCGTATTCTTGTTGGGTTGATATTCTTCCTTGTCTATCTTGATCAAGTACGTCTTTCCGGCCAGTTTGTAAGTGTTGACCACATAGGAAAGCATATAGACCAGATCCTGGTGCGTAATGTTTACCGCAGGGACGCAGACCACAAAACTGACCTTGTTGATGAGCTTTTCCTCGACAAGCCGATAAAAGGGTCTGGGGCGTTCCGTTTCATCTGCCACCTGTATCTCTTCTCCGTTGTACCAGACAGTATAAGGCCGTTGGTATTCGGCATCTTCATGATAGAGATCCACACCGAGGCTTTCGCTCTCACTGATGAATATACGATCCTTTGGGTCGCAGATGTATTTCCCGAAACGGTAGTTCAGAAACCATTCGAAATAAATGACCTGTGAGGTCATCCGTGCTTCGATATGCCGTTCACGGGCAAAGACGCGGAAACGTTCGTTCAGGCTTTGCAGCGGATAGAGACAGCTCTGCACGAACAGGATGAACCGCCTGCCGGAGAGGTAATGGGGCATGAGGCTGTTGACCAGCCTGTCTACGGGCAGCTTATATCTCATGGTTCTCTATTTTCAGAATAATGGCCTCCCGGAAGGTGGGCAGATCCTGTTCCTCTTCTTTTCCCGAAGACTCCTTCAGGTATCCGGAGGAGGTGTAAGTCATGCGGTTCACCTTCTGCATCGGTTGTATCTTGCCGTCCGTATCATGGCTGGCAATGAAAACTCCTTGTTCGGGAATTGCATCGCTGTCAATATGAACATCGGTAACATGCTCGGCGCGGCGTATGGCATCCGTCAAACGGGATACATAGACCGCAGCGTCAAACTCGATATTCATGACATACTCCTTGAGCTGCGACTCAATGGCATCATACATCTCCGACTCAGGCACAGCCCCGTCATAGAATACTGTCAGCCGGGGAACCAATACATCACCTTTGGTGGAGATGACCTCGATGCGTGTCCCTGCGAATTTCAATTTGTTGATGTATGCGGTAATGGGGACAAGTTCTTCGGCTGGAATGGCCTCCAGATTTCCCTTGGAGCCGGTGGCGATTTTCAGAATCAGTTTATTGTCCAGATTGCTGTCGTCCGTACTCTCGGAATAGGAAACCTGCGTGATGATCCGTTTGGTCTCGTCCACCTGGGCATAGCCAAAAGCCAGTCCATCCTCGCGGACTACAAGCTCGTCTCCCTGTTGGTATTGCAGCAAGGCATTGGCGTAATAATTGGGAGTGCCGTTAATACGACCGTTGATTGCCTCGGAGATATCTACAGCAAAGACGTCCAACAGGGTCTCGAAACTGTATATGACAGCGGCGACAACCCAGAGAATACCGTTCATCACCGAGAGCTTTGAATCACTGGCGAATTCCGACAGTTCCATCCGCTTGTCTCGTTCCTTGACCGCCTCATTGTATATTTCTTTAATAGTCCTGCTCATGACTCTACCGTATAGATTTTATCTTCAATAATGAATTTCCACGGGCCTCCCTCGTTCCAGCTCTCCTCATGAAGGATAACCCAGATACATTCCATGCCGGATACGGGAAGGTAACGTGCGCTTTCCGGATCTCTGTCCGGCTCCCGGTAGATGCCGGAAGGTGTCACCGGGAAGGTGACCGTGCAATTTCTGCGGTTCCCATATCGATTCACGATTTCGTACAGGAAAGCATCTTCCACGTCCGGTTTCAGGTGACCTTCTCCCATATCCAGTGTCATCAGTTCCCGGCATCCGGCAAGAGGCGTAAGATCAGCCGTGGTTATTCCGGAAAGCCTCAGGGAATAAGTACCGTCCAACAGACGGAGTCCCTCCAGACTGACAGAAGCATTCTGCAGAGTCAGTTCCTCGACACGGAGAGGGTGAAACAAGAATATGGAATCCGGTTGCAGTCCGCTCCAGTCCAACGTCTTGAATTCCGCGCGGGAATACCACCTGATCCGGCGTGTTCCCTTGATGGTATTGTCAAACGTATGGTTCAGATGCAGCCGCGCATTCCTCAATTCAATTTTCTCAATCTCACTGTTGTCTCCCCAGTCAATTTCCAGGGAGCCCGTTCCCGAGGCTGTACACGACACGTTCAAGACGGCTGCCGGAAGGTGGAATTCCACGGAAAGTTGCCCCTCGGGATATTTGGGATATACATGATGCTCTCCGTTTGCCGGAACAATGCCCCGTGCGGCATTATAGGCGACAACATCGGCATTGATGACAAAACCGTCGGTATAGACCAGCTCCTGCCCGACAGTCAGCGTCGTATCAAGCGACAAATCCGGATTGTTCATCATCAGATCCACAATCCCTTCGATACTTCCGTACAGGTGAAGGGCCACATCAAAAATGTTTTGTCCGGCAATAACGCTATACCTACCCATTGCTGTCCTCCTTTTCTTCCGTTTCCAGGAGCAGTTCTCCCGTTGCCGAATCCATGTAGGCATTGCGGATAATCATCCGGTCGTTCTGGAATTCGGACTGCAACTTGGCGGCAAGGCCGTTGTTTTCAAGATTGGAATGCAGGAAATCGATAAGTCCGACACCTGTGGTCGGGTGCTGGTAAAGATTGCCTGCCGCGGCTTTCAGCAAGAACGCCTCGTTTTGTGCTTTTGCCCGGCCGATTTCGAAATCCGTTTCTTCGCCGCTGTAGAGAGCCAGGTAACCGTCCCGAAGGAGGAGGTTGAAGATACCGCTCCCGTTGAGTGCGCAATAGGCCGACAGGCTGATATCCGAGTTTGCCCCGTTATGTTCGACGACTACAGGATACCAGCATTTGCCGGTGACCGCATTTCGAAGGAATTCGGTTCCCCCTGAACCGCTCTCAATGACAAAACGTACCATCAGGCGCCGTGTGTCGGGAGTATAGGGAATCCTGACATGAATGCCCCGACTGTCATTGTACGCCGCAACAAATCCTTGCGGGACAACAATCTCCGCGTACCGGAAAGAGTCGTTATCAGCGTTCTCGACCGCCGGAAGCAGCCGGAAATCATAGAAGGTCTTTCCGGCGATGTTCTCGGAAGTTTCAACCTCCCCGTAGTATGCATCCATGATGATGTCTTGTCTTGCCATAATGAAAAAGCCCGGCCGTGAAGAGTACGACCGGGCACTCTTTACAAAAGAGTAGCGCTAACCCTCGCCTTATGTTTAGGACTTTGCAATTTCATTATATACGGTTTCCACGGTAGCCCACATGTCATCCGGCAACTCCTCGTCCGAAATCCGCTCACAGGCCTTTTTCAGATAGTCCATTTCCTCTTTGGAGAACTCCACAAGCAAAGGGCGCTCCTTTTCCACGTCCCATTCGATACGCTTGTCCTCCGCGTTTTCGCGGAGGTTGATTTCCTGGCGCTCGTCATCGCTGATGGCTATCTTGCGCAGAATATCCTTCTTGAGATTGAATTCCTTGAAATTGCCACGTGCCGGAAGGAAAGACGGCAGATAAAGGCGATCCTTGATTGTCAGTTCCATAATTATTATGCTTGATGGTTTGTTGAATCATCCGAAAGCTGGGCAGCTTTTGCTTCCACCTCCTGAAGGATAGTTCCGATACATTCCGCAGCATCAGCCAGGTATTGTGCCATGTCGCTGCTATAAGGCAGGTTGGCGGTCATACTGCCACGGTCGTAGAAGATACTTCCGATTGCCGCCGGCTGTCCCTCTTCTTCGGCGTTCTTGTATACAGTAATCTGCACACGTTCCAATACGCCGTCCGTAATGTTGTACTCCAGATTGTATTTCCCGTTTTCGCTGGTGGCCTCCGCCATTTTGGTAATAATGGTGTTCGTTACTTTCATTTTGTCCATAGTTCCAGTATTTTTTAAAGTATAGTCTGTTTTCGGATTCCAGGTTTTGATGAGCCTGTTATTTCCAGTCGCCCGTACTTACGACCATAAAGTTGAACGATCCGTCATTCCGAGTGGGATCATCCTGTGTGTAGACGTCGAAATAGTAGCTGTAGGTCTCTTTCAAGGTGGCGTAAATCGGAGTGTTCTCCACCGTGGAAAAGATACCGCTCAGGAATACCGTGTAATAACCGGAAAGCCCCCAACTACTGGGCATGTACACCCTGTACTGACCTTTTCCAAGGCGGGAAACAGAAATGGTAGAGCCGTCGAATGTTCGGTACTTGACCGAGATGCTGCTCGTGGATGATACCGTAACGGTACCCATCACCAGAAACTTGCAGACCGAACCGTATTTCTTGGTGGTCATGATATCCAAACGATTCACGACAATCCATCCGAAGAAAGTCGTATTGTCCCCATAGCCGAGTAGCTCGATTACCTCCCGTGAAAAGCTGATGGTCGATTTGGCAATGCCGTCCTCGTAAAAATATTTCCCGCTGGGAGCCGTAATACTCATGGTTCCGATCGTGGTGTTGGAGCCCCATTTGTAATTGACCAGGCAGACACGTCGGCCGCTCTGCTCCAAGGTCCAAGGCAACGGTATGTCCACATCCCACGAGTCTCGTATGGCCACCACATTATTATACTTGTTCAGATTCAGTTGCGGATCAGTGCCACCGATGTAAATAGTGCTGTCGCTTAAAATAAAGGCATTACGGATGGTGCCGATAACCTCCACATCCTTAAAGGTGCCTTTCTGTGCCGTGATATTGCCGTTGGCATCCCACTTGAAATTGCCGTTGGCCACAAAGCCGGATCCGTCACTGGCAAAGGAGACTTTTCCTGTTCCGAAGATGGCTGACCCGTCAGTCTTCAGGGCCCAGTAGTTCTTTCCCGTGGAAGGATTGTCGTGGTAGATATAACCCGAACCTCCTATGACAATGCGATGCCCCGAAGAAGGAGCGGAAGCTGTCAGTGAACTGGTGCCGAGCACCCAGCCTCCAATCTTGCCTGCCACGGCCGTGATACCCGTACGGTCAAGTGTCACCTTAACATTGTTGCTGGCGTCCCGGACTGAGATACTGCCGTTATAGGTGCTGCCGCCCACGACGAGCGCGCTGTCCACGAGCACCTGATTGGCCCGTACCGTCCCGGTATAGATGCCGTTGGCATCAATGGTAGTGGTGGACTTCTCCGAAGAAGTCAAGTCAAAGACCGTAGCATATGCCACATACCAGACAACAGGAGCCGAGGAGGTCCCCTGAGTCCCATCCACATAAAAGAAATGGGTGCTCGAAAATCCCGATGTGCCACATACGACCTTATAGATGTATTCCTGCCAGTCGCCTGTACCGGCGGTATCCGTAAGCCAGCGGCTTGACCCGTCGCTCCCGATGCTGTTGGAGGCCCAGCAAAGGTTGCGCCCCTGGGGAATCTTTGCAATGATACGGGCAATCAACACCTTCCTGTAACTACAGGTTGTTCCGAAGCCGAATCCCCCGTTGCCGGGTGAGGCCGTACCGTTGGTCTGGATTTTCAGTACATACCTGCTATCGTTAGGAGCCGTGCTGTCCTGTACCCGGGTGATGGCGACCATGCCATTGTTGGAATTATTGTAAACTGCCACGGAGTTATTTCCTTCCCAAAAAGTCGGGTCCCGGTAAAGCATCTTCCCGAAAGCCATGGCCGAAGCCAGTTCCTTCGCGTTGGTAATGCCGGTAGTCCACTGGGCGGATACGGAAGCGGCAAAGGTCATCGTGCCGGAAGCATTCCAGGACACATTCCCGGAAGCAATCTGGCCGGAGCCGTCGTTGTTGAGCTTCCACTTGGTGCCATTGGTGATTGATCCGTCAGCACTCAGGGAGATATTGTTTTTCCAGATATGATTGTGATCAAAGGCCCAGCCCGCAATGCGGTTATACACCTCCTTGGAACCGCTCTTGGTATAGTTGGCTGAGAGGCAGAAATACTCCAGCCCGTCCCAGGACATCATCTGCAAACCGATGAACCCGGTTTTAACCGTACTCCCGGATGCGGCAACCTGTCCCATGACAATGTGCCCGGCATTGCTGTCCTGATACCAGGTAAGCGTAATGCCGAGAGGCTTGTATGCTCCGGTATACCAGTAGCCGCTGCCTGTTGATGAAGAACGAATTTGCAGGGGAACGGCACCTGCGACACCGATGCTTCCGGCATTCATGCTGTCGCCGGTGATAGTGAAGCCTCCGATTTTTCCTTGGGTGAAGGTACAGCTCAAACCATTGATATAGGAGGTGTTGATGATGTTTGCCTTAATGCTGGCAGCATCCAGTTTGGTGGCGTTGATGCTCCCGGCGGCAATACGGTCAGCCGAAAGTGTCCCGCTTTGGATGCTTGAGGCGCTGATGTTGACAGCATTGACCTGTGCCGCGGTTAGCGTTCCCGTGTAAATTCCCGTAGAACCGATATAGGTCAGCGGGTGTGCCGTAAGCATGCTGTCATTGTCCTGGGCCAAGGTGATGAACCGTTTTCTGCGGATTTCATCCTCCACAGCCGCAGTAAGAGTGCGGGGAGCGGGCGCATAGGCCATGGTGCTGCCGCTCTGGAAGATTAAATCGCTGGAATAGGCAATCTGCGGAGCTGCAGGAATGGGCGAAGGACTCATGTGGGTACTCTCTATCGGCTGATCGGAATAAAGATGGTATACGGCTCCCGTGGTCCCTCCGCCTCGCAGGAACAGGGCAAACATACAGTAGTTCCCGCAATGGACCGCACCGGCGAACATCCGGCAGTAACATTCCGACAACTCATAAATCTCCCAGGAATAGGAGGCTCCGCCCCAACCACCGAAGTTCGTCTTGACGAGCAGGATCAGTCCGCCCTTGTGGGTTGCCGTGTTCCAACTGTCGGGAGCCTGCTCGCTGTAGTCTCTGCGCACCAGGATATCCCTTTTGACGGTCTGATCTCCACCTTTGAAAACAACCGGATAGTATTTGTCCGCGTCTCCATTGATTATGATTTTCTTGTAATAACGGTACCCGTAGTTGGTACTTTTGGCCGCTTCGATGTCATTTTTCCAATTCAGGGCTACCGCCGAGGAAAACGTAACAGTCCCGGCCGCATTCCATGAAATGTTGCCTGATGCAATCTGTCCCGAACCGTCGTTGTTGAGCTTCCACTTTGTGCCGTTGGTGATTGAACCGTCACTGCCCAACGAAACATTGCCTTTGCTGATGGCTCCGGTTGCTATCACCCATCCGCCGATTTTGTTTGAAGTTCCTAAGCTGACAATGCAGTTGCCGGAAGCATCTGTTGCCCACAACCCAAAATCGGTATCGCTATTATAGTATAACTGGACCCGCTGACCACTGGTTGGGCTTGAACTGGCTCCATAGACGGCAATACGTTTGCTGCCGCTGTCTATGGCCACATGGGAGGCAGTGATGGAACTGGTGCCGATAGTCCATCCCCCGATTTTGCCTTGCGTGAACGTACAGCTCAGGCCGTTGATATAGGAGGCGTTGATGATATTGGCCTTAATGCTGGCGGCATCGAGCTTGGAAGAGTTGATGCTGCCGGCCGCAATCCGGTCAGCGGAAATCGTACCGGCCGTAATCTGCGAGGCATTGATACTGCCGGTATATACGCCGATGCCGGAGATATAGGTGCTTCGCTTACCAGCGATACAGATACCTTGAGGAATACCTCCGACAATCGTGGTGGAAAGTTCTGCATAAGGGTCCGAGGCATCGGTCCCGAACAGACTCAGCAAACCATTGTTCTTGCCTATGCCCGGAATGCCGACCAGAGCATACGGGGCGCACAGGTCTGTGACCGTATAGTCGGAGCCGCCACAGCGCTGGAGAGCCGCATTCAGCGTGGCGTTGATACGGATGGCGTCATAAGAGGTCAGAATCACAATCTTGTCCGATGCAAGGGCATTCAGGTCGGTAGCCAGCGTATTGCAGTTCGCATCGCTGCCGTACACGTCATAAGTCTTGTTGGAAAGGACGGCAAGAGTGTCCCTGTTGATGACCAGAAGATTCAGTCCCCGGCCTGTGCCGTTGAGTATGGCCTTGCCATTTAACTCAACCAGACGGTTGGCGCTGTGATTCATACCCGTACCGCGTACATGCAGCCTCCCTTTGGCGGCAGCCGTATCGGCAGCATTGGTCCAGTTCAAGGCTACGGAGGCTCCGAACGAGACATTCCCGGCTGCGTCCCAGGCGATATTTCCTCCAGCCACGGCTCCCGCACCCGTGGCATCCAGCTTCCACTTGTAGCCGCGGATTCCCGCAGAACCGATAGTAATGCTTCCGGAAGCAGCCGCATAACCTCCCGAGGTATTGTTTTTAGTACCACGGTAAATGGAATCGCTGTCAATATTCCAGCCTCCGATTTTTCCGCGGATGACGTTCAATGTCAATGCCTCGATATTGGAAGCCGTGACAAGAACCGATTTCAGGGCCGCCGTATCAAGACGGTCTGTAGCAATTGTCCCGGCGGTAATCTGGGAGGCGTTAATCTGTACCGCCTTGACTGTATTGGCCGAAAGCGTGCCCGTGAAGATGCCGCTTTTGTCAATATAGGTCAGTTTCGTGGCCCAGCCCTCCGTGTTGGCTTGGCTGGTGATGGCATCCGCCACACTGCGGGCATCCGTACCCGCCTTTTTTGCATCGGCAATGCGGCTGGCCAGATCTTCGGGGGCTCGGCTCCAGTCCGCGGCTTTGGAACCCTCCACCAGCATGGGAAGCGCACACCAGAAAATAGCGGCCACAGAGAACCCGAACAGGACCACAGCCGAGGTCGGCGTGATGTTCTCGATGGTGATGCGCTGCCAGGAAGTGGTAACGGCTTTGGACTGTATGCCCGTCCCTCCAATACGGATTTTCAGGGTGCCGGCGACACTGGCCTTGACATACATCGAGAAGGATGCCGGCGTGCAGATTTTACTTCCGATAGCCGTGAAATAGGTGCGTTGGGTGTTTGCGTTCGCATCCGTGCAGGCCGTTGTCTGCACGACTTTCAAGGTGTTGTATCCGCTGTAAAGATTTACAGAATCGATGGATACCGTTGTGCCGTCCGTAGAAACACCAGAGAGCGCCTCCTCGAAAGCACTGTTGCGGATGTAGTTGCGGATACCGATGCGGAGAGCATTCACCTTGTCCGTGGCATCGGATGCGGCAGCGCTGATGGCTTCACTTTTGGCCTGGCTGATGGCGTTTGTCCAATTCAGGCTCACCCCCGAGCCAAATTCAATTTTACCAGTCGATGCGTTGTATTTTACAACCTCGTCGCCATATCCAAGCTGCACGTTACCCCCGTTGTCCACGGCAAATGTCTTGTAGCCGTCCTTAAATCCGTATACGCCCGTTACCGTCTCAGTGGTGATAGTGCCCGACGCGTTTTTTGTCGAAAGGGGGAAAATGCCAATGGCAACGCCGGAAATGGTGCCGTCGCTGTTCTTTGTCCCCGCAAATATTTTCGGAGTAATAACCGTATTACTGTCAATCACGGTCTTCTGGCTGTTCCAGTCTTTCACCCAGTCCAGCAGGTTGGCGTCCGCACCTGTGCTGCCGGGAGCCCCCGCACGCGCCTTGCTCCACGAGAAGGAAAGCGTATAGGTTACGCCCGAGATGACCACGGGAATATTGATTGTTCCATGCTCTGCCAGAGTTGTGGTATTGGCCGCCACAGCGAAGGTGATGCTCTTGCTGGCATTATCCACCGTAATAGCGGAAAACCCAGCAGGCTTGCTGATCGTTCCGATGGTGAAACCGGTGAAATCATTGTCTCCCAGGGATACCCGTACCACGGAGGAAACAGAGATTGCCGAAAGAATCGTCCCGTTCTGGTCGGCGGGGAATACATATTCAGACAAGGATTGGGTGATTGTGTATCCGTCTTTCTGTACAGTAATTGTCGCCTGACCTCGGGCAACCAGAGTCTTTGCCATAAATTCTTTATCGTAAGAATAGATGAAAAAAAATGTGGGGGGGGGTTTTTTTCCCCCCCCCCCCAAAAAAAACAAAAAAAAAAAAAAAAGCAAACATACGGCTGCATTTCTATTTCGATACTTCACACATGAGAACGCCCTTTCCGGTAACGTCGGTCCGTGCGACCGTGATGGATTTGCCGTTATAAGTCTTGGTAACAGAGGTCCCGGCAGCATTCCACAGCTTCCAGGTGTAGGTGTAGTCCGAGCCCTCTTCGTCAAGTTCTTCCCCTTTGCGGTACAGGACGGCACGCACATCCACATCGTTGGAGTTGTTTTTGATGGTAAAACCCTTTTGGCTGACCAGATCCACCGTAATAGGGTCGGACATATCGGTGAAAGAGATGATGTCACAAACCACCTTGTTGGCGGAAGCGTTGCCGGTAGAGGTGTCGGTGTCCTTGATGGCACATTTGAACGTCTCGAAATTCAGTACGGCATCGGCCGTAATGGTGATTTCATTGGTCGTCCAACCTGCGGTGACGCCACGGGGATTGGAAGAGGTGAGACAGGCCCAGCCCGCACCGAGCATCGCGTTGTAGTAAGGACATGACACTTTGGCACCGCTCTCGGCGGCAGCACTCAGCGTGGAGGTCAGAGTCACAGTCTTGGAGGGGGTGTTGACCGAAGATATGGTATATTGTGCGGACCCGATGGTGATTTTGCCACCGGCCTCCATGTTTGTTACAGATGCCACGGTGATGGTAGATGCTCCGGAATCGGCCTTGGCGGTCAACGTGGTGTCGGCAAAGACGGCAGAATCCTTGATACCCCAGGCGTAGGTCACGTTCGTCGTGTCTATCGTGGCACCGCGCCAGAGATCGCAGTGTGCCTTGAGCGTCGGGACTTCGTCGTTCTTGAAAACCACTCCGTCCGGAGCATATGCCACAGCCACGATGGTGGCTCCGGCACTCAGGTGCTGGGTGAACTGTATTTCCGCGCGGAACGGTATCTCCAACCCATTAGCATCGATATATATCGCTTCAAACGCGTACCGTACCTGCGGGTCGGAGACGCTCATGTGGTTCGCCTTTATTGTCAGCGCATACTTGGCCGATGACGCTCCGACGGTACACGCGTCCTGTCCGGATGTAATAACTGTCCCGTTCTTGTACCATTTGGCAGAACCACTCTTGATACCCGGAGTAAGACTGGAAGCGTTGCCCACGGAGGTTATCTGGTCGACCGATGCCTTTCCGCTGACATAGAGCGAAGGAGTAAGTATCAAATAGGGAGAGGATGCCCACGAAGGAGCGTATGTGTTTGTGTCCTTGTTGAAGACCTGAGTGAGGGGCTGGGAGGAACCGATGAACGCCTGTAAGGAGATGGCGTCATTCTGGTCAATGATCGTTACTTGCCCGCGTGCTATTTTCAATGCCATAATTCTGTTATTTTATTTTATTCGATATGATCACCTCGCAATCAAATACGGCCTTGCGCCAAACATCATCACCGCTGATTTCCAGTTCGCGGCCTTCATGTTGTCCGCTGTTCCAGAGTGCGTCAGCCTGAGAATCTGAACTGACACGCATCCAATGAAAGTTGCCGTCAGGAATCTGCTCCGTTATCTCTTCTCCGCCACGGTATACCCGTGCCCGGAGAGTCGTGGATACTATTCCGTTGCGAAAGGTTGTGCCGTTTTCAGACTCTACATAAACAGTATAGGATGAATCCCCGTCGTAAAGTTTGAAGAGAGTGTGGGTAGCGCAGAATTTTTCAGTCCCGACAGTTGCCGTGTACCGCAGAGTAAGCGTATCACGGCCTTCCCATCCATGAAAAGCAGGAGTCATCTCGAACAGGGAACTACGATTGCCGGCATCTTTCCATGCGCCGTCGGAAGCAAGATATTCCCACAGTCTGCTTTCCGGTTCGAAATTGTATTCCACGGCAACCAGAGCTATCTGTGCGGGTTCTACAACGGGTGTCAGTGCATCGGAATAATGGAAGGCACTGCCTCCGGTCAGTGATACCGAGCGGGGTTTAAGCAATTCCTGAGTCTCTTCATCGAAATCCTCCCAACGGATAGTTACGCCTCTGAGTTCTATGGTGTCTCGCGTCCATTTGAAACGACCACCGGCGAAATGTCCCGTTCCATCGGGGTTGATGACAAACGAACCATCACGGGAGACTATTGAACCGTCTTCATTTAGGCTCAACAACGGATGCTGGATTGTTCCGCCGATTCCTCCCCGGTTGAACCAGGCTCCGTAGTCGTCGGTATCGTTCAGAACCTCATCGGTGGCCTGATATGGAGTAGCTGCTGTTCCCAACTCCAACTGTGGCGCAGAGAGCAAGACGGGAAACGATGTGGACAGGACGATGCTCAACTGGGGATTGTTCGAGGGGCGGAGCAGAAACGACATCTTGTGCCGTACCCAGCCGTCATCCGGGGCTACTTCCAACGATACCAATAGATGCTCATCCTGATAAAAATGTATGGTCCCGGCTTCACCCGGGCGAATCCAGAGCGAGAAACAGCAGGGCTGTCCCAGATGGGCGGAGCGCCATTCACCGCTTTGGACATAGAGCGAACTGTCGGTTTCAAGCAGCACGCAACGGCCGATACCGGCCGGGGAAGTTTCTTCTACCTGCCGTGAACCGGAAAAAGCACAGGAGAGACTGTCCAGCAGAACATTTTTATGTATCCTGCCCACATAAAAGGTTGAGCTGAAACCGTGTTCGTCGCCGGCTGTCAATGTCCCGGCGATATTGACATTGCGGGTAGCATAGAGATTCTGGAAGTAAGCACCGTACCCATCCAGAAGACCGAATACTGGGTCTACGATGCCGGAGAGCTTGCCTACGCGACCTTTGGTGGCTCCGGTAAAGACCGAAATGGAAGAAAGACGGACAATATTCAGATCGGCCACTTCGCACCAATCCCCGGCATTGTCGAGCAGGGTGCGGCAGTCTATGGTCAGACTGCGGCTGTAGCGTCCGGGATATTCCACCGTGCAGACCCATAACTTGAATTCCCAATCTGACGATACAGGAACGGTGCCCTGCGCATCATACTTCTCTCCGTTTGTGTATCCGAAGTTGAGTGCCATGCTGCCTGTACCGACTGAAGCACGCGCACGAAAAGAGACCAGCAGACGTTCGGGGTGGTCTACGTTTTCTTCCAGTGTCTGTTTCAGCCCTCGGGCTCCATCTGCTGCCGCAAGGCAGGTCATACGCAGGATACGGTCTGCACCCGGGGCGGATGCCCGGTATTCTGTCGCAATCCCTTCACCGGAAACGGCGTATTTCGTTTTATCGGGAATATCCACCGTTCCTCCGTCCTGAACAGGAAAGCATAGAGAGCGCTCGGTTGCCATTCCGTCAATGACGTCCATGTACGGAGCCTGATCGTCGGTAGCCGTAAGGTAGAGTGCTCCGCTGCGTGAAAGGTCACAAAGACTCGTCAAACGCACAAAATCCAGCAATTCTCCGCTACACGGTTCGTCACCCTCAAGCAAGGCTCCGACAAAATAAGGAGAGTCCTTGCCCGAAATAACATCCACGCCGCTTTCCAGCACCGCCATCAGGGAGTATACGCTTCTATCCCGCGCCACATACTGGCGCCGGACAATATCTCCTGCCTGCAACCCTTGTGTCTTGTGCGAGTCTGGGTCAATACGGATTTTATATTTGGGACAGATGTATTCGGACATGTTCAGGCAATCTTTTCTACCTGGTCTCCCGAGCAACTGTCGCTGACCCAAAGGGAACCGTTGGTAGCATTTATCTTCATGACTTCAAACTCATACGCGCGGAACTTCTTGCGTGCCACAATTTCGTCAAAGGTGGCGGTTACGCTGCCGGTGGTAAGGTTGGTCTGTATGGCCCAACCGCTTCCGGCAAATCCGGAAGAGAAGAACTCGGACGAGAGCGCGCCTTTGAAAAGGCTGTTTCCGTAGTGCTTGATGCCTTCGGTAACGGCCTGTAGACGCAATGCTTCAGTCAAGTATAGGGTTCCGTCGGTCAATCGGGTGTACGAACCGTCGATACCGATGTGACCGCGTGCTTCCAGAGGTGTATCCGCCGTGATAAAGTCCCCGTCCGTGGTAATAAAGAAACTTTCGCTCCTTCGGTTCTGTGGAGCGTACAGACTGGTCGATGACCGGTGTCCCAGAAATGTGCGGCGGGGAATCAGAACCTGCGATTGCGCTTCATCATAGGCGACGGGTGAAGAAAGGGCCAGACCACCGTTTTCTCCCCGTATCAGAAACCCGCCTGATGAACCCAACCGAAGGTTCTTATGAATGACTATACCTTCATCCGACGCATCTACACGATAGGACGACAGCAGTTCTGCACCGTAATTGTGCCGAACGGTCAGAGAGCCCGGGAAACAGGCTTTACCATACGGGGAAAGCATCAGGCATTCTCCGTCCAGGTCGGAGAGACCCGAGAACAGACGGATCTTCGGGGTCTGTTCGGTTCCCAGAAGCAGATCTCCACCCAAACTGCCCAACTGTATCTTGTCCCGGTCCGCACGCACAAGCACGGGCGTACCGCCGATACGGATACCGTAACCGTCCAGGAATGACAGGAAGCCGCTCAAAGCCACATCTTCTCCGGAGAAGGTAAGCCGACTTTTGCCGTCATCACCGAGGCTCACCCCTTGCAGGGCTTCCAGACCTCCTTTCAATACGGAATTACCAGACACAGCAAGGTCGCGACGGACGGTCGCATCCTGCATCTCCCAGTTTACATGTCCCAGGTTGGCGTTCCCCTGATGATAGACCTGCATACCTCCGACCAGCATGTGTGTCGGTGAAATGACAATCCCGCTCTCCTCATCGCCGAAAATCAGTTTTCCGGAGGAACGGACTTCGCCATCCTTTAAATCGATCGTCGGTGCATCCAAGGTTGCCATATCTCCGTCTGCGTCATAACGAAGTACCTGACGTCCGCCAAGATACAAACTGTCACCACCGATACGCAGCGTTCCGGTCAGGCGTATGCCATATTCCACACCTGTAACAACCCCTTCCTCGTCTGACTGTTCCTGTACATAGGTCTCCAGAATTCGGGTATTGCGTACCCCGGCTTCAAAACCATATTGGGCACGCAACAGGCCGGTCATGTCTCCGCCTGATTTTTTCAGATACTCCAGCATCAGCCCGCCACCCCCGGAAGCTCCTTCACCGGCTACGGCACCCGCAATGGCGGATGCAAAACCATACGCAGTATTCCTCAAGCGGATACTGGTATCATCACCCTCCACAATTCCGTAGGGATGTTCCTCATCTTTCTTCTGCTGGGAATTGAAGAAATTATGATATAGCTGGGAATAAATCGAGTAACAGAGGCTCGATTTGTCCAATGCTTCGATATCGGGATGCAGTTCTACACTCATTTGGTATAACTGGTTTTGGAAAGGAACTTTTGTATACGGGATGTCAGGGAGATAAAGTTGGGAAAGTTAATCGGCGACATTGTTCCCATCAAGGTCGGTGTCATAACTTTGCTGCATTCGGTCATAAAGTCAAGCATCAGTTGGGCAAGCTCGTTTCCCAACACCAACGGTTCGGTGGCGTTCTCATCCCCCAAGGCAACCTTATTGTCGGCGACCGATATGGTTGTGGAATTGACCTTTTGCACCACCTTGTCTGCCGTCTGTTTAACCTCCGATTTGTCCACCGTGTGGGTGATGGTCTCCGCATCAATGAAAACGGAAGCCTCCTTGTCCTGGTCATTTTTTACGGTCGTAACTGCGGAGGTCGGGGTATACTTTGTGATGGCTTCGTTGCCCGTAGCCTCCAACTCGTCGTAATCCGGAGAAGAGTCGCTGGAAGGATCCAGTTCCTCCAGTTCCGTAACTCCGATAATCGTTTCCTGACGGGCGTTCAGACGGAGAATATTCACATGCGAGAAATTCACCACATAGGCATAACGGGTGGCGGCATCCATGAATATGGTGACGTCGGAAAAGAGTGTGGGGACAATGAGGAATCCGCCCTTGTCGCTCGTGGCGGCGGAAAGCAATACCCCCTTATGAATGACCGGCTCGGAGGATGCGGTCTCATCCGGATACTCTCCTACGTCAATGGTACCGGCATATTCCGAATACTCACTGTCGGAAGGATCATCATGTATTTTGACCACATAGCCGTGGACCATACGAGCTGTTCCGATTCCCGACATGCCGCCCGGTGCCAGATCAATGCGCTCCATACTGCGCCCAAGGGCTATCTTGCGGATAGCTTCACGAATAAGAAGTTGGTTGGATTTATCTGCGGACAT